TGATGAGCGCAGCTATGAAATACAAAGGCTCAAGGATAAATACGAAGCTTTATACCGAAAAGTTATCTTAGAGCTCACCCACATCAAAAACAGAATTAAAACACTTGAAGAAGCTAAAAAACTAGGAAGGCCTAAGAAGAATGAAAAAGACAAAACTACTTAAAAAAGACTTGCTTGGCATGGCTGTTCTCTCTTTTGACTCAGCAGTCGAGTTAACCAAAAGTCTCTTTGGTCTTTATAAGAATGAGCAATTAGACCTAGAAACATATAAATACATTGTGGGTGTTATAAGCTTGGTGGTGAATAATTTTGGCCAATACGAAGAGATATATAAAAACGATACAGATATGCTTACTTGGGTGAAAACATTTGAAGAGGCCTCAAAATTATTCATAAAAGAAGGTAAAGAGAATGGCTTTATTAGCAAAGAAGATCTGGTGGAAAATTGAAGACTCTTGTTTCAAAAAATAGCCGAAAAGTGAAATAATGAAAAAAGAATATAATGTGCCATGGGCGAATGAAGAGTGGTTTGTTGAGGCCAAAAAGCGTCAACTCAAGATACGTGAAGAATACACTAAAAATGAGATAGAAGAAAAATGTGAGGATCTACGCGCGCGTATAGAGTTGTTGAAGAGTGAGCATAGTGACTGGTCCGGAGCGTTAACAGAAATATATTGCGAGGAGTTAAATGAAGCTAGACATAGAGACAAAGATAAAACTAAATAAGTTTCAGCCTCGCTCATACCAACTTCCGCTTTTTGATGCTATAGAAAATAAAAATTATAAACGAGTGCTATGTATTATGCCTCGGAGGGCGGGGAAAGATATAACTGCATTTAACCTAATGTTAAGAGCAGCACTTAAGACAGTAGGTGTGTATTATTACGTTTTCCCTACCTACGCGCAGGCGAAAAAATGTGTCTGGGACTCCATTACCAACACAGGTGAACGCTTTGTCGACTACATATTACCAGATCTTGTTGTTTCAAAAAACTCCCAAGAAATGAAAATAACGCTCAAAAATGACTCACTAATTCAATTGGTAGGTTCAGATAATATAGACTCTCTTGTAGGGACCAACCCCCGGGGAGTTGTTTTTTCTGAATATGCTCTACAGTCTCCTTTAGCATACCAATTCCTCCGACCCATCCTCCTAGCCAATAATGGCTGGGCCTTATTTATCTCCACTCCTCGGGGGAAGAACCATATGTGGGAGCTTTATAACATAGCTAGCAATTCAGAAGACTGGTATGTCTATAAACTTTCGGTAGACGATACGCAGCACATCCCAATTGAAGAGATAGAAAAAGAGCGTAGAGAAGGTCTCATGTCTGATGACCTTATAGAGCAAGAATATTACTGTTCATTTAATGCTGGAGTGGAGGGCGCATACTACTCCAAGTACATGAATAAAATGCGTCTTAACGGCCAAATTGGTGTTGTACCATGGGAGCCTACCTTCCTCGTACATACCGCGTGGGATCTAGGTGTTAACGATCCTACTGCCATTATATTCTTCCAAATATCTGGGCAAGTAGTTCGGATAATTGACTGTTATCAAAAGTCCGACGAGGGGCTTGCCCACTTTGTTAACTATATCAAGTCAAAAGACTACACATACGGCAAGCATTTTGCACCACATGATATTCAAGTTAGAGAGTGGGGAACTGCTCTTACTAGATACGAGCAAGCCAAGCGTATGGGTCTCAAATTTACTCCTATCATTCAAAAGAAAGAGCCACTTATTCCTCTTGAGGATGGTATTGAGTGTGTTCGTGCATCCCTCAGTAAAATATGGATAGACGAGGTGAAATGTAAGGAGCTTATCCGCTCTTTGGAGAACTATCGCCAAGAGTATGATCAGAAGCGCAAAGTCTATAAACCCAAACCACTTCATAACTGGGCGAGCCATTTTGCAGACGCTATGAGATACCTATGTATTTCGCTTCCTAAGACACGAGATGGCATGACATCAGAAGATATAGAGAGAAACTACCGAAAAGCCGTCTACGGGACAGATATGGAGCTTCCTGAATTCTTCCGCGATCAGACAAGAAAATACTAAATATATCGCTAATATCATTGACATTATTAATATATATGGTATTATATATACGATGTTAAAGTTGCAGTGGGATAGGCAGGCTTAAGTGTCATAGAGTTTCTTCCCACTGTTAAAATATAGTACATAGGGGAAATTATGACTGAGAAAGAGATAATATTTTATGCATTAATGGGGTCAAGGGTATAGAAAGTGGAAAATTGAAAAATATGCGCTTGGTTGAAAAACAGCGTAATTACTTTATGATGCGTGTACAATTTAAAGAAGAAGATAAAGAAGAAATATATGCTATATTAAATAAATTTCATGATGATAGCGGCAAAAAAAAGACATATGGCGCCATTCTATATGACGCTCTCTGTAAATATTATAAAAAAACATATGCAAAAGAAGAGTAAATGGTGATAAATGAGGGGTTATTATTATGAATTATGTACAAAAATTAGAGGAATTAAAATATAAACGTCAGAAGACAAAGAAGGCACTCATGGAAATGAGAGAGTGTGTTAAAGAAAAAGAGCAACAAATAAAGTTTGAGCAGTATAGAATTCGAATAGAGCATGAACATACTATGAGAGCTGCAACTGACTCTGATCTTAAGACAAAATATCCTAATGCTGAGCGTAGAAAACTTGAGTATGAGAGACTCATAAATTCTGATGAAACACTTAATAAGTATCAACATGAGTTGGTCGACCTGCGCGACAAAGAGATAAAGCTAGAAATAAAGAATGAGATAGAAAAAATAGAAGAGCGTTATATCTTTAAGCAAATAGAAGTGACTATAGGAGAAAAATGTGGAGAATAAGAAGCAGCAAACTATATACGTGACAAAAGATGAAGAGGAAATGGTCCAGAAATTGCAGGCACAGAAACTTTATATGGGCAAAAAAACATCTATCAGTGATATATATAGTGAAGTATTAAAAGAAGCGTATCGTGATCGAATAATATTAAATGATAAATAGCAAACAAAACTAGTACAAGGAGAAATGTGTAAACATAATATGCTTTTGCCTTGAACTTTTCATGGTGTCCTAGTGTAGGGTTAGAACTGTTATATACACTAGGCTCCTTTTTTTATATATTCTCTCCAGAGTAGAAGATAATAGCAGGAGAGAGAAATGCGAGTAGTAGAGTTTAAAGAGGCAAAAGAAAAAGAAGAGCGTTTTTTTAAGAAATTTTTTTATCCTAGAATGGTAAAAGCTGGGATCCCTGTCACTTATCTTCGCCACAATAGAAATAATAAAAAAAATAGTGCACAAGAACTAATAAACCTTCTTCAAAAGAAAGACGTTGACTGTATCCTAGATACGTGGACAGGCAATGTTACGGTATCTTTAAAAGTCGTCAGAAAGCTATGGAAGAATATCTTTTTTGAGATGGTTTCGAACGATAAAAAGGGGACGCCTGGATGGGGAAAATATTGTGAGGCGGATATAGTTTGTTATGCTATGCCTCTAGACAAAGATAAAAAAAGATATCGAATGCATCTTTTTAATATAGAGGATGTGAAAGCGCTTGATGTTTTAAAATTTCCCAAAGCTTTTGCACAAACACCGGTCAACAAAGATAGAACAAAAACATACATGTCTGAGGGAAGGTTGATACCCTTAGACCTATTTCCACACTTAGTTTTAGAAATATAATTTATTGCTATCAATTTCCCCATATCCTAGACTGTCTGTGAGCAACTTTAGAGTAAACACCATCCCACTCTTTTTGTTGCTCTTATAAAAATTATGAGTCAAGTTGAAGCAAAGGAAGGAAGTAATGCTATTTCCACAGTTAGGGCCAGAATATTATGGTGAAAATAATAAGGCCATATTATCCAGGATGGAGTCTTTCTATGCGGAAGCTATCTCCATCAACCAGTCTTTTTGGGGAGAAGCAGATGTTGATACTCGTTTTGAGGCAGGAGATCAGTCTGTATTGAATGACTTATATGGCAACCTTCCAGCAAATAGAGGTCGCCAATTCAGCTTTAATAGAATACGTCGTGTTATAAACATGATAGATGGCTACCAGCGCAGAAATAGAAAGTCTACGATCGTCACCCCAGTTGATAATGGAGATGCAATAACAGCTGACCAATTTACAAAAATTCTTATGTGGATCAACCAGCGAGAAAATGTCTTAGAGACAATATCTGACTCTTTTCACGGAGCTCTTGTTACCGGAATGAACCTACTCCAAGTATGGGTTGACTATAGAACTGACCCCGTTTCAGGGAATATAAAAGTTGATAACTGTAACTATAACAGCTTCTTAATTGACCCTTACTTCAGAAAGCAGGACCTATCTGACTGTAACGGCTTATGGAAGCGCTCATTCTTAACAAAGAGAGAGTGCGTATCACTTCTTCCTGATCACGCAGAAGAAATTATGAGTCTTTCTGGAAATGATACGAGAGATAATAAATTCCAATTCATGCCTGAAAATTACAATTATGGCATGAAGAACTTGCTAGTTTATGATGAGTTCTATTATAGGGACTATCGAACTCAAAAAATGCTTGTTGATAGTGAAACAGGCGAAACAATGGAGTGGAAAGGTAAAAGAGAAGAAGATCTTAAAGCATTCCTTCAGATGTACCCTCAAGTAACCGTTATGGATCAAGAAATTCCTACTGTACGTGTTGCGATCGTGGTGCAAGGAAAGGTAATGTATGATGGTCCGAACCCAATTGGCATTGATGCTTATCCATTTGTGCCAGTATTTAGTTATTATAACCCACAAATACCGTACTTCCCTACACGTGTACAAGGTGTTGTTCGTGGACTTCGTGATGCGCAGTATCTATATAATAGAAGAAAAGTTATCGAGCTTGATAACCTAGAGAGCACCGTCAATTCTGGATGGATATATAAAGAGAATGCGCTAGTAGATCCAAAGTCTGTCTTCTTGACGGGACAGGGTCGTGGGATAGCAGTTAAAGAAGAAGCGCAAATGACTGATGTACAACAAATACAGTCTCCACAAATACCACCAACTACCATTCAACTTTCAGAGATATTAGCCAAAGAGGTAGAACAAATATCTGGTGTGAACGAAGAATTGTTAGGCTCGGCAGTTGATGAAAAAGCAGGCGTTTTGGCAATGCTACGACAAGGCGCTGGACTTACAACATTGCAAATATTATTCGATCGGCTTGATGCATCGCAAAAGATGTTGGGCAAATTAATGATAGATATTATCCAGACCAATTTTACTCCTGGAAAAGTGAAAAGAATTTTAGAAGAAGAACCTGCACCTCAGTTTTATAGTAAAGCATTTGGAACTTATGATGCAGCAGTTGAAGAAGGGTTAAATACAACAACACAAAGACAGATGCAGTTTGCTCAGCTTATGCAGATGCGAGAAGCTGGTGTTAACGTTCCTGATAGTGTACTTCTTGAAGCTTCTACAATGCAAAACAAGAAAGACTTAATGGAAGCAATTGAGGCTCAAAACCAAGCGCAACAACAGGCAGAGCAAGAGGAGAAACAAGTAGCAATGCAAGAACAACAAGCAAGAACAGAGTTAGCGCAAGCTAGAGCAATTGCAGACAGAGGCCTAGGTCTAGAAAGAGTTAATAGGGTGGTAACAAATGAAACTCAAGCTATTGAGAATTTGGCGGAAGCACAACAAGCTAGAGAAACTGGGTTCCTTAATTTAATTAAAGCGCTCAAAGAGCTTGATGAGATGGATCTTAACCAAATAGAGAAACTTCTACGAATTCAACAAACTATAAAGGAAAAGGATACGGAGGCTAAACATGAAAAGAGAATGCAGGAGGAAACGGTTCGCGCAAAGATGCAAGAAAATTTACAAGCAGCTCAAAGAACTCCTGGAGAAATGGCGCGGTGAACCTAAAAGAATTTAGTCCGTGACATTTTGTCACGACTTGAAAAGCTTAGACCTCTGCGGTTAGAGGTTGTTAACCTTGCTCTTAACAGGGCAGTTTCCAAAGGGAAGAAATGGCAAAAAAACGCTATTATTCTGAAATGTATGCAGGCAAAGAAGATCGCCGCATGCAAGAAAAGATGGACTCTGGCATGATCACAGACAGTGGAAAATTTGCTAACATGCCACAAAATGTTATTCACAGAGAATGGCCTAAAGTTGGTTACAATATGCCTGAAGGACTCAATGACACAATTTCTGGAATTGATCGTCAAATGAGAGAAGATATGAAAGGCAAAAAGCCAATAAACAGCGAGAAGTACTAATGCCTATAATGGTAAGAAAGAAAGGAAAAGGAACAAATATAGCATTCGATGTTTTAGGAGTTCCTGCAAACCTTAAAAAGCGACGTCGTTCTAAGAGAAAAGCTTGGATCGATAAAAAACTTACCAGTGAAGAAACTTCTAGGGTAAAATAGAAGAAATATCCACAAGGGTTGGGAAGTGTTTTTAATGAAGCAGCACTTCCCGCTCTTTTAAAGGAATAAAATGGCGAAAAAGAAAAAAGCAGCTAATAAGGTTGCAAAAAGAAAGAAGAAGTTTAAAAAAAAAGTTGAAACTGTTATGCGTGAATATAAAAAAGGTGAACTTCCAATAGGTAAGAGCAAAAAGAAAGTTAAAAATAGAAAGCAAGCTATAGCAATTGCTCTTAGTGAAGCAAGGCGTGCAACTAAAAAGAAGCGCAAAAAGAAAAAATAATATCTTCCTTTTTTAGAGGTGCTCTCTGGGTTTTTTTAGAATTTCCCCCAGAGGGCTTTTTTATAGAGCAATTATAATTTGAACGATGGCTATAATAACTGGGACACTTATAGTTACCACAGTTGCTAGGCCTTTCCCAATATCTTTTGCTGTAATGTTTCCACAACAAGTAGCTTCTTGATCTTGCCTTCTGTACTCTTCTAATTGCTTTTGGTCCTCTTTGTATTTTTCTAGGAATTGTTGGAACTCGCTTTTTTTCTTTTTCTTGAGTTGCCGTTCACTTAAAAAGCGACGTTGATAATATCCACATGTTCTTTTTCTAAAACCTTTTGTAAGTCCCCGGGTGGGTGCGAATAGTATAAGAATAACCAGTGGGATAAGTTTTTTCATAATATCCCTTTCCATTTTTGGTATTTCAAGGCTTCACTATTGAGCCTTTCAGTATTAGTATAAAGCAAAATAAAGCAGAGAAGGAAGCATGTATGGAAAAAAGAGATACAGTAGGGAAGCTGGCACATGATCAGATCATCAAGGACTTAGGAGAGACTAAAACACCTACCTACAACGAACAGTCTCAAGATATGCTCAAGGAGTTTATACCGAGAGTTCTTGAATGTGTAGATATCCACAAGAAAAAATACCCAGCTGACTTTTATGTTGAAACAATTACAATAGAAGTGCCATTAATGCGCGGGAAGGTGTACAGGTTTAAATACCTAGGTAAGCTTGCCTGTCCCACCCCCACGTACGACCAAACCGTCTTTAAATACCACAAAAATGATGATCGTCTAGAGTATTTATGGACCATTCCAGATAGAGATACATGTGCATATTTAAAAAACAATGCACTTCTTATCCCACCTGACCAGAAAAAATTATTAGAGTTTGTTTTAGATGACAGCAGTAACGACTTATTGCGCAGAGCAAAAAGACTTAACGGAGAAGAGATGGAGTCTCCATTACTTGTAAAAGGATAGAGATGGAAGCAGAAAATGGACAAGTTGCTAATGAAGCTACAACACATGATCAACCGGGACCGCAGACTGATCAAGCGAATGAAGAAGTTAATTCGCAGGATAACGAGGCTGCAGGAGAAAAGTGGAATGATAGAAACTTCAAACAATTGCGAGAGGAAAGAGAAGCGCTGAAAAGAGAGCGTGATGAAGCACTTTCCCAAATGCGAGAACTTGAAGCTAAAATACAGCAACCACCACAGCCAGAGCCTAAGCCTGAACCAGAGGAAGACTACAACTTTGATGTGCAAGAAGACGATCTAATTGAAGGTCGACACATCAAAAAAATACTCAAGAGACAAGAGAAGCTGGAAAGTGAGTTAAAACAATATAAAGAACAAAGCTATGCTCAAACTGCAGAAACGAGGGTAAAAGCTGAGTTTCCTGATGTAGAAAAAGTACTATCACAAGAGAATATAAAGCAATTTGAGAAGGACTATCCAGACTTAAGTTATTCTATCTCGTCAAACCCAGACACATATAGCAGATATAGAGCGGCTTATAAGGCAATGAAGCAATTTGGCATCTACAAAGAAGATAAATTTGCTGATGAACGTACACGCGCAGAAGACAATATGAAGAAGCCACGCCCTTTAACAAGTGTTGCTCCACAGCAAGGTGAAGGTCCTTTGTCTAGAGCAAATGCATTCGCAAGTGGTTTAACAGAAGAACTAAAAGCTCAACTGCGAAAAGAGATGTCTGAAGCTAGAAAAAATTATTAATTTACGTTTTCCACCCTTACCTTTCCTCCTTGTTGAGTAGGGGTGGTTTTTGTTTACTTCAGTTTTTCTCCCTTATATATTTCCAAATGACTGAGATGGAGCTCGTCACTCCCGGTATAGTGAGCCGTAATTCATAGGACAGAATAATGAAGCGTCGTCCGGCTTAAATATTAGTAGTTCTTATTAATTTTTAGGTGAAGGATAATTATGCCTATAACAACAACCTCAACATTGCCTGCACCAGTACAACAGTCTTTTAGCTATAAGCTATTGTCTGTTCCTGTACCTAACATGATCCACAAAATACCGGCAATGAAAAAAAGAATGCCTGCTAAAGGTGGTACAACCTTGCGCATGAGACGTTACAATGCGCTCGATACCGCAATGGTTCCACTTGGAAACACAGGTATTACGCCTCCTCCTCAACAGTTAACTGCTGTTGATATTGATGCAAAAATTGACTTCTACGGTACCTACATCGTGCTTAATGAGCAAGTAACACTTCAAAACCAAGATCCTGTCTTGAATGAAGCAGCTGCTCGTCTTGGTGTTTCTCTTCGTCAAACCGAAGATCAACTAACCAGAGACATGCTTGCAGCAACTGCTGGCTTTATTAACTGCGTAGGTGGTGTAAATGGTGATAACCCAACAGAAATAACAAGATCAGACGTTGATGAAGTTGTGAGAACACTTCTCAATAATGATGCATACACCATCACAGATAACATTGAAGGTGAAGATAAGTTTGGTACTGCTCCTGTACGTGATGCTTACTTTGCACTATGTTCCTCTCAATTGACAGGAAACTTAGATGCAACAGCTGGCTTCATCCACAAAAACCAATATCCATCTCCAATGAATGCACTTAGATCAGAATGGGGTTCCATTGGAAACCTTCGTTTCCTCGTTTCCTCAATTGGATCTACAACAGCAAACTCTTCCAACTTGGGCAACGATGTATACAACATCTTTTGCGTAGGTATGGAAGCATATGCTTGCGTAGAGCAAGATCAATACAGTGCTCAATTCATCTATCGTCCACCAATATATGATGGACCATTGGCATTGAATGCGTCTGTGGGCTACAAGTTTGCTGAAGTTCCTAGAATTACAAATGACTTGTGGGTAATTAATTTGCGTGCAACCAGAGCAGTTTAACTAATTAAGATAAGGAAATAATATGGCTGACACAATAATTCAACAAGGCCGGTTTACTGCAGACGGAAACGCAAAAGTAATTGAACTACGTTCTGACGTAGACTGGATGAAAGTATATAACAATACAACTCGTGCTGCCGGTGGTGCTGGTACCGGTGTAGAATTTTACTGGCAAAGAGGAATGGCAGCTGACACTGGGTATGAATACCAAAAACTAGCAGCAGATGACTCAATAACAGCAGTTGTCTTAGCTAGCGGAGGTTTTACTCTTGTAGATAGCTCAGGAAACCCTCTTGGAGCATTAAACTCAACAGTTACAGCGGTCTCTACTGCTGCAACGCCTGTAGTTTCTGCAACATCCACAGCTACACTAGTAGATGGTGATATTGTAAGAATGATCAATGTAACTTCTGCGCAACAACTTGGTGGAATTGACTTCAGTATTGATAATGTCGTGGCAAATACATCATTTGATCTTACTCACATGTCACAATTAGCGTTGGCTGGTACAACCGGTTCCTTCTATCCTGTTAACTATGATCCTCTATTCTACCCTCGTCGTCGCTACATCTCTACTATTACACAAGCAGCTAGCGCAGTCGTAACACTTACTGTTACACATGGGTTCACAGCAGGACAAGAAGTAAGGTTCCAAGTACCTTCAGCTTATGGAATGACAGAAATTAACAACCTTACCGGAACAATTACAGCAATATCAACTGCTAACAACACAATTACCGTTGATATCGACTCCTCAGCATTCACAGCATTCGCATTCCCAGCAAACGCAGACGTTCCATTTACACCAGCGCAGGTAGTGCCTGTAGGTATGGCAGGTGATGACACTTACGCCAACCTTCTAGACGATGCAACTGACAACCAAGGCTTTATTGGTATATCTCTTGCAGCAGGTACAGATAGCCCAGCAGGTGCAACGAATGATGTCATTTATTGGATAGCTGGCAAGTCACACAGAGTAGATAACGAATAGCATAATGGGGGCCTTGTGCCCCCTTTTTCAGAAAAGGAAAGAAAAGAATGAGTACAACTGACAAAGCAAGAGCTGCCAAAAGTTTAAAATTTCAACGTGACAAAGATCGAGAAATGGTAAAAGGGATATTTCACTATTATGAGTGTCCTGGTGGGTGCATGAGCTTTAACTTCAAAAAATATAAAGGTGATAATGTACAACGTTACGACCTCGTGGATGGACAAGTGTACACCATTCCGCTTGGAGTAGCTAAGCATCTAAATACTAATGGCAGCTACCCAATTCATAAATATGCTCAAGATGAGACTGGTAAGACTTCCATGAAAATAGGACAAAAAGTTAACCGCTTTGGTTTTCAAAGTCTAGAATTTATGGATATCGATGACCTACCAGAGAGATCTGAAAGAGATAAAATTATTACGGTAGAAAAGGTATAAGAGATGGCCAGGTTTAATGCGATACAGAACCCTACTTTTCAGCGTGCTCTACGTTTAATTTCTGCTATCACAAAAGCAAACCCAGCCGTAATTACCACCACGTTTGATCATGACTATGAAACAGGTGATATTGTCAGGATAACAGTTCCCAAGGGATATGGAATGCCGGAAGCAAATAATTTTGCTGGAAAAATTACTGTAACAGCTTCTGATGAGTTTGAAATGGATGACTTGGACTCAACTGGTTTTTCTACTTTTAGTATTCCTGGATCAATTGACTGGAATATAGGAAAGTATCCAAGTGTAATTCCTGTTGGTGAGATAAGTGCTAATTTAGGAGGCGCCACACAAAACACTTTGCCTCACTAACTACAATTGCTACCCTTGTTGCAAGGGATGAAATTAAAGTTTTGAAGCTACGCTTCGATGAAGCATGGAGAATAGTTATGGCAGATACCACTCTCGCTGCGATACGAACCAAAGTTAGAAGACTTACAAGAAGTCCATCAACAACGCAACTAGCAAACGCAGATATTGATGAATATGTAAATACTTTCATATTGTATGATATGCCTGAGCATTTACGTTTGCACACCTTAAGAGACAACTTTGTTTTTTATACTGAGCCAGACATTGATACATATGGATCTTCGTATATCGATCCAAATACATATATCAATACTCTTAAGCCTGCATATATTGCCGGAAGGCGTGTTTACTTTACTCAGTCACAAGATGAATTTTACAAGTTGTATCCAAAGGTAAATAATATTACATCAATTGGTACAAGTGGTGATGGTGTAACGGTTGCTTTTTCGGGAACGCTATCTTCTGTGCCAGTTTTAAAAAATTCTGTACTCTTTAGCTCTATAGATGCAAACAACGATGGTCTTGCATTAACTGATGATGGTGCTGGGACATTGGCTGGAGATGGAACTGGAACAATTAATTATTTGACCGGTGCCTTCACGCTGAACTTTTCAGCAGCTCCTGCATCTGGTGAAGCAATTAATAGTCAAACTGTTCCCTATGTAGCTTCAGTTCCACAAACTATACTTTATTTTAATAATGAAATTGTAATGCGACCTATACCAGACCAACCATACCGCGTTGAACTAGAAGTTTACAAAGTACCAACTGAGTTATTAGCTGCAGGCAATTCTCCTGACCTAAAACAGTGGTGGCAATATATTGCTTACGGTGCAGCAAAGAAAGTATTTGAAGATAGGACAGACATGGAAGGTGCAGCAATGTTGATGCCTGAGTTTAAAAAGCAAGAAGCCCTTGTCTTAAGGAGGACATTAGTTCAGCAAGCAAAAGAACGTTCAGCCACCATATATACTGAAACATTATTTAACAATAATAACTGGTGGTCATGGCCTAGATATTAAAAGGAGTTAAGATGGCATGGGATCCTACGAAACCTGGAAGTGCGACACCTGCGGACGCAGACTTAGTTTTTGGTGCCAACCAAAGTGCAAAAAATATAAGAGATAAATTTGGGGAAACGACAGATAATTTTGCAGCAATTAATACAGCGTGGCAAATTAACCACCAAGGAATAGGAGCGTCAAATGAAGGGAAACATAAAGCCATTAATATAAGAGAAGTTGGAACCCCTGCTACAGCCACCCAGGAGGTAGCAATTTGGGCTACAGATCCTGCTCTAACAACTGATGGTACAGAGTTATATATAAGAAGAGAAAATAATGGATCTTCATGGCCTTTTACGGCTGCAAGAAGAAACTCAACTGATGGATGGACTGTTTTACCTTCAGGGATAATGTTTAAGTGGAACCAGGTAACGGCAGGGAACGCAGGTCTTAACACTGAAACATTTCCAGTTAGTTCATCGTATCCAGTTTTTGCGGCTTTGTATCAAGTTCAGATAACTATTATTAATAGTGCAACAGGATCAGATAGCGATGATGCTGTTAGGGTTGTTGATATGAGCACAACGCAATTTAGATATTATTCTACTCCCAGAGCTACCACTGGCACAAAAAGCGGAGTTCAGTTTATGTATCTTGCTATAGGGAGTATTTATTAATGAAGTATGATCGTTTTTTAATAGCTCCTATAAACGCAGGCCTTCAAAATAACCTAAGACCATGGATAATTCCAGATGATGCATTTTCTAGACTTAACAATGTATATGTTTTTAGGGGAAGAGTAAGAAAACGTTTCGGATCTACAACTATGGATCCTGATAAAACAGACAATGAAGAGCAACTTTATTCTCGTCTACGTATTAAGTTGGGCACAACAGATGGAGCTGGAAACATCTCAGGAACCGCTCCTGGGGCACGTTTCGTGATAGGACAAATGTTCTCTGTGGGATCAGAGTTCTTTACCGTCAATTCTACAGGGACCCCGGCAGTTATGTTGACTACTGGATCAGCGACAACACATACATATAATACCTCAACAGGAGCCTATGTTATTAATGGAGCAGCTGCTACGACCGATCTTTACTTTTATCCCGGTGAACCAGTAATGGGTTTTGCTAACTATGAAGTAGATGCCGATCTTAACGAAGAGTCATTATATGCGTTTGATAGGCAATTTGCTTACAAATATACAGATGGAAGCGGGTGGGATCGTGCGGGTACTGCGACTTGGACAGGTTCCGACTCTCAATTTTTTTGGAGTGTTAACTACAGAGGAGCTGCTTCATCAGATGAGCTTCTATTTGTTTCAAACTTTAATACTGCGGATCAAATTAAATATTGGAATGGAAGTACGTGGACAACTATTAACCCAGCATTTTTGGCAGCCGCAGGAAATACTATAGAGAGTGCACGCTTAATTGTGCCTTTTAAAAATAGACTTCTTTTTCTTAACACTATTGAAAAAGTAAGCAGTGTTACAACAGCATTTCCAAATAGATGTCGTTTTTCGCAAAACGGAAGCCCATTGGCAGCTGATGCGTGGCGTGAGGATGTGGATGGTAAAGGAGACTTTATAGATGCTCCAATTAAACAAGCAATTGTTGGAGCGCAACTATTAAGAGATAGACTTATTGTATTTTTTGAAAGAAGCACTTGGGAAATAGTTTATACAGGTAATAACGTTCTTCCTTTTGTATGGCAACAAATGAATATAGAACTTGGAGTTGAGTCTACTTTTTCTGTAGTTCCTTTCGATAAGGCTATTTTAGGTATCGGTAATACTGGTATTCATGCATGTAATGGTGCAAACGTAGAAAGAATTGATAATAAAATTCCTGATGAGGTATTTGACTTTCATGATCAAACTTCAAGTGTATTTCGTGTTAATGGTATAAGGGACTATAAAAATGAGTTGGTATACTGGGCAGTTCCAAACAAAGATAATAGTGCTGTTTACCCTGATCGTGTACTTGTTTACAATTATGCAACTAATACATGGGCTTTTAACGACGATAGTATTACAGCCTTTGGTTATGATGCCCCTATTCATGAAAAAATTGTAGCAGGCAACCAAGAAGGCTACACATTTAGGGTTGATACCAGTGAAGCAAGAAATGCTCCAGCGTTACAAATAACAGATATAACTGAAGCTGGAGGCATAGTTACTATAACGATGATCGACCATAACCTAACAACTGGTGACTATATAGCCATTGAATATGCTTTGGGAATTACTGAGCTTAATGATAATATATATCAAGTTACACGTGTTGATGCAGATAGTGTAACGCTCGTGAACCCCCCTACCGTTACAGGCACGTATACTGGCAGAGGAGTTGCAACGCGCGTTAGTCAGATCGATATATTAACTAAGCAGTTTAACTTTTATAATAAAATGGGTGATGGTGTTTATCTCGCTAAAACAGACTTTTTAGTAAATAGAACTGATGATGGGCAAATATTGGTTGATGCTCTTCCTTCAACATCTACTGTCTCTACAGTAGACGATGGAACCACCTCAGGATCTATTTTGGGAACTAATATCCTAGAAACAACCTTTGATGATGCTCTTGAAGCTACCCAAACTCGCTTTTGGCATACAGTATATTTTCAGTCGCAAGGTGAAAATGTCGAAATGCGTCTTTATCTTAATGATGACATGATGACAGATCCTGATATTGCCTGGAGTTATTTTGAACTTCACGCGATGTTAATTCATGCACTCAAAACTCAAGAGCTTTAACGAGGCACGTATACATGTGCATTCGGAACAAACGTTTGAAGATGTCTTCTATTTTGGTTGTAGAAGCGCCTATTATGTCCCGGGTTTCCGAGAATTATACGAGATCGCTGCATTCTCGTATTTCTTATGATATTTTGCTGCCTTCTCCCATGTTGTCTTTTTTCATTGGCTGCTCGTTGTGCCATTTGCTGTGGTGTTACACAATATAAAGTGCTACTTAAAAATAGTAGGGATATACATAAACGGTACATAATGATCCTCCATTAAATAATATTATACTCTATCTGTATTATACCATATTTCCCACATAGAGCAAATGGTAAAAACCTGCTAAGTGACAAGCTTAGCAGGCAAAAGGAGACCGCTCATTGGCGGTTTTATATGAACAATTTTATTCTTTGATGTATTCCAGTATTACATAACATGCTGTATAGGCGGTTCTATCGCTTGTAGTTGTTATATTTACATTAGTTCCATCTACATCAATGGATATAGAGTCAATTGTTATTGTAGCAGATCCGCTTCCAGATACTGGAGCGCTTGTATCAGACCATTTAACAGAACTAAGATCAGTAGTGCCAGTTATAGTGACAGATCCACTTCCAGTAGTATCCGCATATGGAATAGCTATATATGAATTTCCAGTCGTATCGCTTGCTGTTCCGTATATCCTAGTAAAAGTCCATGTCGAAGCTATCGTAAGGCCATGTGCAACACTTTTTGTTGTGTTGTTTGGAAGTGCGCCAAAATTAATAACTTTTCTAAATACCTGTCTATAGGTTGCAGTTTTTGCAGTTGTGGAGTTTAATGTTGGATCCTTAAAGAAAAGCTGACTATTGAGAAACTCTTCTAGTACATAGTATCCGGAGTCTTTTATATTACTAGAAAGGGCCATGTTATTTACTGCGTTTCTTAGGCGTACTAAGAAGTTTTTAAACTCAGGACTGTCTAATTTTTTAATTTGGTCCAGGTTTTGTATATCAAAAACATTTGATGTAGCTACAAATGAACCATAGTCAGAATTGTCTGGCATTAAACTTTCCTTTCTTTCGCATCTCAATTTATTATATAGTATAGCCGATGGTTACTAAAAGAAAGAGAAGGGATATAAAATGCCAGGATGGATGTATAGTAGGACTCAGACTCCTAGATATTCACCACAAGTACAAGGCCTTATGCAGCAAGCCTATGGAACCGCTGTTCCGGGTTTGATGCAACAAGCTACTGCTAGACCAGCACCAAGACCATTTACAGATCCTAGAACTAGTCTTCCAGCACCAATTGGAAGCAGAGAAGAGGCTCGCATGCGAGTAGCTATGAAACAAATGGGGAGGCTTGGAATTAGTCCTCAGAGCATGTTTCCACAATATGGGTTCGGACAGGCTGGAGGCGGTATGGGTATGATGGCACAAGGAGCTGGAGGAGCTCAAGGAGCTTTTCCAATGGGGCCACAAATAGGGATGCCAGACATTCCAGATGCGCAGTTTCCAGAAATGGATCTTGCTCCAATTGAACAACAAGCAAGAACACAATTTGCACAACAAACGGTTCCAAGCTTAGCCGAACGGTTTACCTCTATGGGAGCAGGAGCTCAAAGTAGCGCTGCATTTGCAAGAAAATTGGGACAAGCAGGAGCAGGTCTAGAACAGTCTCTTGCTGCAATGAGAGCGCGCTTAATGCCTCAATACGCCATGCAGAGAGCGCAATATGGACTACAAAGAGCTGGACTTGGAATGCAAGGAGCAGGCCTAGGTCTTCGAGCAGCCGAATTAGGCCTAAGAAGAGAACTAGGAATGGGCGAGTTAGGAATTAAACAGCAGCAATTAGGAATGCAAGCTCAACAACAACAAGCACAGCAAATGGGTGAAAGAACAAAAGCATTACAAGCGCTTCTTGGGTTTAGGCCTCCTCAAATGCAAGGAGCTCCTATTGTTAGACAGAGTGCTTGGCAATGAGCCGTCCAAAATTAATGCCTGAAATGAGAGCCAAAATTCCTGGCACTGGGCTCGATAAGGCAGAAACTAAACAGCCTACCACAAAACCTGAAGCTACTCCGAGGTTAGTTCCGAGCTCGGAACTAAGAAAAACCCCTGTTAAAAGGCAAATTCAGGGTATTAACGATGTTATGAAACTGCGCAGAAGTGTTATGGATGACCTACGTTCTGGAAAAGTTTCAGACCAAGACATAATGGCACGTATACAAAATGCAGGCATATCAGATCCATTGGCTATGGAAACGGTATTAAGTGACACATTGAATGATAATGTAATTCGTTATTTTTTGATGAATACAAAGAATAATACAAAAAAAGCCAGAGCTTTAGCAAAGAAATTTGGCTTTGAGGTATAGATATGGCAGAAGGGATAGTAGAAGGAACTCCTGTTTCTGATGAAGCACTTGAAGAAGAAAGAGAGCGTGAGCGCGAGGAAGAAAAGCGTCAAGAAGAAGAAGAACGCAGAAAAAAAGAAGAAGAGGAAGAGCGTCGACGCAAGGAAGAAGAAGAAACTCGTAGGCGCGAAGAAGAGGAGCGTCAAAAAAAGCTAGAAGAAGAATTAAAACAAAAATTAGAAGAAGAAAAAAAGCGAGCTGAAGAAGAAACCAAGGCTCGAGAAGAAGCTGAACGAACTCAAGAAGAACTTCAAAAGCAACAGTTCGAAGAGATGAAAAAAGTTCTTCCTGAAGAAGATACTAAAAAACTAGAAGATCCTTTTGAGCGAGTTGCAGATGTTCTCGATAAAGAAAAACAGGTAGAAGAAGCTGTTAAAAAAGCAGAAGAAGTTAGAAAAAAAGATCCCTTTGAAAGAGTTAAGGCTGAATTAGAAGAAGAAGAAAAACCATTAGTTGATAAAAAAGTTAATAAAGCAATTAAGCAAGCACAAGAAGATCACGAAGAGTATTTAGAAAAACAAAAAAAAGATCCCGAAGAAGTTGAAAAAGATAGGAAAAAAGCTGAACAAGAGGCAAAAGATGCAGGTATTCCAGAAGAAGTAGCTAAGCAAGTAGAACCAATGGACGCCTCTGGAGTTGGCGCTGCTCTTATGGAGGGTATATCTGAAAGTGCCACAGGAGTAGTTGCTAAGTCTATCTTTGGTGTAATGAAAGATGTTCCCAAAAAAGAACGTAGTGGCTTTGAATATGCAGCAAAAGTTGCAGGTGAAATAGCTGGAGATATTCCAGCGTTTGCCTTAGGAAGTTATATTGGGGGAATAGGTGGCGCGGCAATTGGAAGTCTTATTGGCTCAGCAATTCCTGGCGCAGGTACAGCTGCTGGTGCAGGAATAGGTGGCGTAGTGGGAGCTGGGGTAGGCGCAATGGCATTACCTGTTTTAGTAAAGGAGTCTTATAGAGAATATGAGGACTATGTTCAAAATGGTGGAGAAGCTTCTTTTGGAAACTTTTTAAAAGCTGCTGGAAGAGTTGCACAACAAACTGGAAGAGCTGGTGCAGTAGGTGGAATATTTGGAATGCTGGCCCCACAAGTATCAAAGTTAATTCCTATGATGAACAAAATGCCTGGCATGAATAAAATACTAGCTACTCGTCCGGGAAGGTTTGTTGCATCTGTAGGAGCAGAAACAGTTGCATTGACAGGAGCAGAAACTATTGTTGATCGTGAACTTCCCTCCGCTGATAAAGTTTTGGAAAATGCTGCAATTATAACTGGCATGAAAATAGGTCATAGTATTGCAGGTAAGGCAAAAGAATATGTGAAGCGTCCCCTCGTAGAAACTACTGAAGCTAAAGCTGCTAGAAAAAAAGTTTTCAAAGAAAGAATGGATGTAGCTAAAAAAATTCTTCCTGAAGGCATTACAGACTTTATAGAAAAAACTGTTAAGTCTAAGGAAAAAACTGCTAGATACGAAGAGGTTTTAAAAGACTATCTTGGGGCTAAAAACGAAAAGCTTGTTGAAAGTACATTCAAGTGGCGTGAAGAACAAGCCAAAGCTGAACAGAAAGGCAAGTTTACTCCAGAACAATTAAAAGATATGACAGAATATGTAGCTGGTATAGATGAATTGCCCAGAGATATTCCAGAAAATGCAAAGAAGTTTGTAAAGGAAGTTGTTAAACCCCATCTTGATGAGTCTTTAAAGACGTACAATGCATATCCAGAAACAGAAAATGTTGCTACCTATGAAGATGCATTTAAAAAATTAGGACTTTCTTCCAAGGGCAAAAATGTAATTGACTTAATGAAGCAGTTTGACCAGGCAAACATTAAAATGATGGCCAAAAAAGAACTTGTTAATATGTTTGATAAGTTCCAAAAAACAACCGGAGAAGACATTATTGTTAATGATAAAAATATGAGTGAATATAAAAAAGCTAAAAAAGCTGGATATATTCCTTTTGAAGATCGCTTCTTAAGAACTTATGAAAAAAATGGACGGTACAAAGTTTCAACACGGCCAGCACTCGTAGAGCCAGAATTTGCTAAAGTATTTCCTGGAGTTTTTTCCAAAGAAGCCTATAAACCTGCTAGTAAGTTTTGGAAATTTACAGACCAATTGCGGCACGAAATGAACTTTGCACGTGTCATTGGAAGTTTGTTCCATGGTGTAGCAGAAACTGAGTCTATTTTAGGACAGCGTGGGCTTAGAGGTTTGCGTCTAAAAAATATGGCACAACAGGGAAGAGAGTTGCGTTCCAACAAGCAGTTTATGATGGACGCAGCCAGACATGGGCTTCAAGTTACAAAAAGAATTGAGCATCAGTCCTTAAAAAAAGGTGGAACCTATATAGACAGAGCGTTGGACTATATAGGCCAAAAAGAGCCGACTAAAGCTGTAAAGGCTATGAAGAGAGCATCTACTTATCTTTTCGATGAATTTATTCCTAATGCAAAAGCAGTTTCTTACAATGAAACTGTTCAGCGTGAAATGGCAAAGTTTAAAAAAGCGAAAGGAAGAAGTCCATCACCGCAAGAAACAAAGGCAATGAAGAGAATTGTTGCCGAACATATGAATAATATTTATGGAGGACAAAATTGGGAACAAAGTAAGTACTTTAGAGATCCAAAAATAAGAAAACAATTAAGGCGTATTTTTGCTTTTTCTGACTGGACTGTTTCAGCGCTGAAACAAGCTACAAGTGTTTTAAAGCCAGGACTTCATGGAAAAATAGCTCGACGATATTTAGCTAAATATATACTAGCAACAGGGACAACAGCTGCTATATTAAGGGCTGTAATGGGAGGTCTTGAACAAACAGATGAAAAAAACCAGTCAATTAAAGGGATACGCTGGAACCGTGATAAAGCGCTTAAGTCTTTAGAAAATGTAAGTGACTTAAAAGGGTTGTTTAGTTTTGTGTTGCCAGATCTTCCAATACGTTATGGACCAAAAGAAGATCAAATTCTTAATATGGGACGTGACGAAAAAGGTAATAGGTGGGAAGGCCACTTTGGAAAGCAACTTCTTGAAGTATTTGGATGGGCTAAAGCTCCTGTATCTGTCTTTTTTAGCAAAGCTAACCCAGTATTCACAACAGCCTTCAAGCAAGCATTTGGTGTAGCTCCATCTCGATATGGTCCATTCATTGAAAGGCGTGGATGGTATAGAGGAAGACAAAAACCTTGGAAAGGCAAAAAGGGAATAGAAGAACTTAAAGAAAGAGTTTCAGCAATAGCAGAAGAGTTTATTCCATTTGGCCTTCGTGGTGGCGCAAAAAAATGGCTGGCTACTTTTGGTGGGGCATTTCCGGTAGCAAAACAATATAGTCCATTTAAAGCTGAAGATGATATTGAAAACGCTCTATTGACTAAAAACCCTAAAGTGCGTGACGAAAAACTAGCTGCTATTAAAGCACTATTAAAAAACAACAATTATGATGGAAAAGTTATAAATAGGCGAATTAGCTCTGTGCGCAACCAATTGGTGCGTGAAGGTAAAATAGAACGCTCACCAAGAAAAAAACGTCAGTCATCCAAAAGGCTACGTTGATCTTTGCAGTCACCACAAAGCCATTTCATAACGTAACCACCCCAAGCTATCGGGATAAATAAAAGTATTAAAATAGGTGTTAAAATATACCACAACATATTATCTCCTCATCTCGTTAAATATCATACGAATAAGCAATTTAGTTATCGTTATATTGCGCTTCTCTGCTATTTTTTTTAGATGGTTATAAAAGGCAATAGGCAGATCGGCAACAATTCGTTTTCTTCCGAACCTGTTCATTGTTTCCCTTTTCTTTATCAATACGTTCTATAGATAACTTTAATAACTCGAGAAGCGTTTTTTCTTTATTCATAGGGTTCTCCATTAATTAAGTTACAAATAGAATAACATATGTGTACACAAAAGTAAAGAATATTCTTACATTCACTTTGTAGCTGTTGTTAGCTTGTGGAGATAGTAATGTAGTAACCTTCTATAGGAGAATAGAATGGCAGTAAACAGGAACCGTAACTTGGCTTACGGGTTCAACGACACACTTATTGACTTGGCTCCTCAGCCAATTGTCTCTCAAAGAGCTCCTACTACCTCAGATCAAGCAGAAATAGGAACGGTCTGGATAGATCAGCCTAATGACGATGGATATGTGCTTACTAGTGTAGTAGCTAACTCTGCTAGCTGGATAGGAATAGGCGGTGGCACAGGATCTTTTACCTCTGTAACAACAACAGCAGGAATTACTTGTGGCACAGCCCTCACAGTTGGAACAACCCTTGAAGTAACTGGAAATACTACCCTCAATACAGGTCGTGGTGTGGTTCAGTCTAGTGCAGCAGGTCTTATTTCAGCATCTGAGGGAACAGATGGACAATTGCTTATATCTAGTTCTGCAGCAGCTCCAGCATGGGCAACCCTAACTGCAGGTGCAGGTATTAATATCACAAATGGTGGAAACAGTATCACTGTTACAGCTACCGGTGCAGTAGCGTCTACCTTTCCAACAGACTCTGGAACAGCAACCCCAGCAGCTGGCGCAACAACCATTGCTGGTGGTAGTAATATTAGCACGTCTGGTGCAGCTGCAACTGTAACCATTGACTTGGATAATACAATTTCAGTAACGGGCGGTATAACTGCTGGTGTGGACCTTACAATGTCTTCTGGTGACTTAACTATTACAGCGGATACCGATGCTGCGCAGACAATATATCTACATGCCAATGGGGGAGTAAGTGAAACAATAGATATTCATTCAGATCAAGGAACTGGCGTAGCCTCTATCAATGTGCATTCTGATGTTGGTGGTGTTACAGTGGCTTCTGGTCTTGGCTCTGCAGACGCTATTAATATCACAGCTTCAGATGCAGCTGGTGGTATAGATGTAGACTATGGAACTGGCGGAATGTCGGTTGTTGGGGCCAATGGTGCATTCGCACTAGAAACTGGCACAGGAGCAATTGATCTTGGGGCAGATGCAGCAGCAAAAACCATTACGATAGGTAACGGAACTGGTGCAACTTCAGTAGTAATAGAAGCAGGTACAGGTGCTGTAAACGTGGGCGCAAATGCTGTTGCACATACAACCACTGTGGGTTCTGCAACTGGTGCGGCAGGTACTGTTATACAAGCTGGCACAAATGATCTTGTGATGACATCTACTGATGACATCACCATTGATGGCGCAGGTATACTTGAGTTAAACTCCACTGCAGGCGCAATTGGTATAGGAAATGATGCTGATGCGTTTGCAATTAATATTGGGACAGGAGCTGCAGCTAGAACTATTACGATAGGTAATGCCACAGGTGCAACTGGTGTTTCTATAAATACTGGTACCGGTGGTGTTGCATTAAGTTCTACAGGATCTGGAGATATTGTTATAGACTCAGATGATACTTTGTTATTGGATGCTGATGGAGTATTGGAGCTTAATTCTTCTGCTGGAGCTATTAGTATTGGTAACGATGCTGATGCTCAGGCCATAAATATTGGAACCGGCGCTGCAGCTAGAACTTTAACAATTGGAAACAATACAGGTGCAACCGCTGTGGATATAGTAGCTGGAACAGGCAATATAACTGTTGACTCTGGCGGAACATTATTACTTGACTGTGCAGGTGTTTTAGAGCTTAACTCATCCGCTGGAGTAATTAGTGTTGGTAATGACGCAGTAGCGCAAAATATTAATGTTGGTACAGGGGCTGCAGCGAGAACCATAACTGTCGGAAATGCAACAGGCGCAACGGCTGTTAATATTAACTGTGGGACAGGTGGAGCAACACTCGGAACTTCAGCAAACGCTCATACAACTACAGTAGGATCTACTAATACAACTTCTGATACAACTATTCAAGCTGGAACTGGTGGTATCACACTTACCGCTGCTGGTATTGTTGATATGGTTCCTGCAACTGACACACAAGCAGCTGCAACCGTGACTATTAATGCTAACGTTGGATACGGTACCTTCACTGGACTAACAACAGCTTCTGCTGCAACACAAGTGCTTACTGTTACAAATAGTGTATGTACAACTTCTTCTGCAATACTTGTAACTGTTGCTAACGTAGGTGCTAACGATGCTAAAATGACAATTGAAAGAGTTGAGCCTAAAGCAGGATCATTTGAAGTTGAGTGCAAAAACAATGGATCTCAAGCGCTCAATGGAGATGTAACTGTTACATTCTGGATCATTAAAGCTTAAATAAACTCTCTCCTTTTCAGCTGGGAGATGGTGTCTATAAAAAGTAGGCACCGTTTCCCAAGGATGTTATTATTGGGCGAAGCATTTTTTAAATTATTTACAAAAGGGTTTTTATGAAGCAAGAAGGACTAGTAAAACTTGAAGCCGAAAAAAACGAGAGAAGCTATTCTTTTATTATGCCACTCGGCGCACCATACGGCGAAGCTTACGATATACTTTTTGAGATGATGCAAGAAATTGTAGATCTTTCTAAAAAAGCTGCTGATAAGTTAAAAAGGGAAGAAGAAGTAAAAACTGAAGAGGAAAAAGAGGAAGAAAGTAATTAATTAAGAAGCACCCAAAATAGGGAGGAGAATGTGGCAAATTATATTCTACCAATAGCTAGGGCTACCCTAGACTCAGCAACTTTAGCTGGAGCTTATAAGGCTATTAATTCAACTGGTCTAGCTAATTCATGTTCAGTTTTAAGAATTATCAATGACAGTGATACTGATATAAACGTCAGTTATGATGGCACAACTGATCATGACTATGTTAAAACTGGCGAAACGCTCCAACTTGACTTACAGGCAAATTCAACTCCAAACAGCTATGTTTCTTATATAAGAAAAGGAACAGTTGTATACGCAAAGAGTGCTGCAGGCGTAGGAAATATCTACGTAGCTGGTTATTATCAAGCAGTTTAGAAAGGATAGTAATGGGTTTGTCTATAAGGTTATTGCCAGAAGACGTGCGTACGCTCGCTTTTGGCTCAATTGTCGCTGGTTACATGGGAGTTGGAACAGCATTTGAAAACCCTGTAAGAATTTTGTTAGTTCAAAACCTTACAGATGAGTCACTTATGTTTTCTTTTGATGGGGTTAATGACCACCTTCCTCTTCCTAGAGATGGGTATATTTTAATTGATGTAACTGCAAATAAGTCTATCGAAGCAGGTATGTACTTTGCTGAAGGGACAAGAATTTATGTAAAACAAATTGGTGCACCAACACTTGGATCGGTATACGTAACAACATTTTATGGTTCGAGGGACTAATTATGAGCCAAATGGGTAAATTTATCAGCGCTGCATCCATCGGTGCTGTGACTACCCTTACAGGTAATGCTGGAGGTGCAGTTAGTCCAGATGGTGCAGGTAATATAGATATTCTGGGTTCCGGTGCTATGACAGTGACCGGTACCCCGGCTTCAAATTTATTAACGATAACAGTCGCAGATGCTAGCACTACTGCAAAAGGTGTAATAGAAATAGCAACTAATGCAGAAAGTATAGCAGGCGCTTCCGCCCTCCTCGCTATAACTCCTGCATCTTTAGAAGCAAAACTTGGAGCATTAACATCAAATAGTGTTCCATATGGAGCGGGTACAGGGTCAGCAATAAGTTGGATGACTCCAGGTACAGACGGTCAAGTTATTATAGGCGCAACTGGAGCAGCACCGGCCTTTGCCACTATGACATCTTCTGGTGGAACGATAGCTTTCACCCCAGGGGCTAATACCCTAAACTTAGAAGTTGGTGGATCTGTAGCAGTTTCTTTTCCTACTGACTCTGGAACAGCGGTACCTGCTTTGGGAGCATTAACTATTGCTGGAGGTAATAATATTTCTACATCTGGAGCAGGATCTACTGTAACTATTAATGTTTCTGGAACAACTCAATACGCAGTACAAGTTGGAGATGCGACAGGAAGCTTAGACTCTTTACCTGTAGGAACAACAAATACTGTTTTATTGGGAAATACTGGCGCTAACCCTTCATGGGGTCAAGTAGATCTAACTACAGATGTAACAGGTATTTTGCCGGTACCAAATGGTGGAACTGGTAATTCTACACTAACTGATCATGGAATAATGCTTGGATCTGGAGCTTCACCTGTAACAGTACTTGGTGTCGCAACAGATGGACAACTTCCAATTGGATCTACAGGCGTAGATCCAGTGTTAGCTAATATAACAGCTACAGACCAAACACTAACTGTTACTAATGGTGCGGGAACCATAGATATAGAAGCAGGGACAGGGTTGCGTTTAGCCTCGGGGTTCGCCTCTTGGGCTGGAGGATCTCCTTATTTTGATGATACTACCCTGGGTCAATTTACGGTTTCACAAGGGGGTACTGGGTATATAGAAGGTGTTCCGGTTACATGGGCTGGTGGCCAAACTGAAACAGGTCTAACAGCCGGTAATACATATTATATATATATAGATAATACTGGCACCATCGGAAAAACAACCACTTACAGTGAGTCATTATTCCAGAATAATATTCTTCTTTTTGAAGTATTAAGAGACTCAACTTCACCTACAAATAACCAATTAACAGTTAAAGAAAACCATCCATACCAGTTTCCATGGAAAACATCTGTGTGGGCACATGATACTATTGGTTCTGTTATATCTAATATGTCTGGTGGTGCGAATATAACTTTAAATGGGACACAAAAAATTGAGATATCCGGCCAAGACTTTTTAGAGGATCACGGCTTAGAAACTACAATACCAGACAGTGGTGGAGTTGCTGAAACATTTGAACAATATTACACACTTGGATCTGGCAAATGGGCGCTTCACACTAGCAGTGATACATTTGATGGAACGTGGAATAATGCAGGAACCCCAACAGCGCTAAGCGGCAATAAATATTCTGTTAATAGGTTATATGTAAGCAAAGATAATATTAATTCTGCCACGCCTGTTTATATTTCTGTAATGGGAGACGCTGAATATAACAATTTAGCGCAGGCAGATACAGCTATTGCAAATGACCAAATTCCGACTGCAACAGCAGAACTTGCTGCACTTGAATTAGCCCAGCTGGGATATATTGTTTTCGAAGAGTCTTCTACATCTATTGTTCAGGTCATTATAGCAAAAGAAACTGTAAGAACCTCTTTTTCTGGTGCTACCGCAACAACAGCTTCTTTGGTTCTCACTGATACAACAAACTTTGATCATATATTAAGTGCAGCTGATACAACAGTTCAGTCTGCCTTAGAGACTATAGATGATCTTACATTTTCAGGAGACAGTGGATCGGCTCAAGCTGCATCTGCTGTATTTACATTTGCTGGAGGAACTGGCATAACAACTTCAGCTGCTGGATCAACAGTAACAATTACATTAGATACACCTGTATCAGTTGCAAATGGCGGTACTGGAGCGGCTACATTAACTGATCATGGTGTATTGGTTGGATCGGGAGCAAGCCCTATTACAGCATTAGCTGTTGGAACTGATGGACAAGTGTTATTAGGATCAACTGGGGCAGATCCAGTTTTTGCAACACTGGCATCAGCTGATAGTACGATATCTTACACGCCAGGCGCAGGAAGTTTAGACCTCGCAACTGGTTCAGCTGTGGCAAAGTCATTTCCAACAGACTCAGGGACAGCAACTCCTTCAGCTGGAGCACTAACAGTAGCTGGAGGAAACAATTGTTCTACTTCTGGAGCAGGTTCAACGGTTACTATAGATGTTGATGGTAATGTAGCTGATAGTTTTAGCACTGACTCTGGTTCAGCGGTACCATCATTAGGAGTTTTAACAGTCACAGGTGGAGATAATATAGACACTTCAGGAGCAGGCTCCACTGTTACAATTGCAGTAAGTTCAGCAGTATGTGACTCTGCGGCTACAGATAGTGGAACAGCAACTCCGGCAGCAGGTGTTTTAACTTTTGCAGGTGGTACAAATGTAACCACGTCTGGTGCTGGATCAACAGTTACTATTAATGCATCAGGGGGAGGAAGTGGAATAACATGGAATGAGGTAACTGGAACATCTCAGTCTGCAGCAGTTGATAATGGGTATATAACAAATAACGCTGCTCTTGTAACGGTAACGCTTCCAGCAACTGCATCAGTAGGTGAAACTGTCCGTATTTTAGGCCTAGGAGCAGGTGGATGGAGAGTTGCGCAAAACGCTTCCCAGTATATCCGTTGGGATGAAAATAATGTTACAACAACAGGAGCAGGCGGACGCTTGGACTCTACAGACGACCATGACGCTGTTGAGCTAATATGCACAGTAACAAATAATGGTTGGGGAGTTGCGTCAGCCAAGGGAAATATTTCTGTTACATAGGAGAAGGTAATGGCAAAAATTAATGCAATAAATAATGAGTCGGAAGAACTAACAATAGATCCTGGTGCAAGTGGTGACAGTTTTGTACAATTTGACATTAATGGAACTGGAGAATTTAGGATAGGGGTAGATGACGATGCAAGTGATGCCTTTAAAATTAGTCAAGGATCTGCACTTGGTTCTAATGATACCTTTATTGTTACAGCAGCTGGAGAAATAACAAAACCTTTAACTCCTGCTTTTTTAGCGGTATTAAATGCAGATATTAGTAATGTAACTGGTGATGGTACTATATATACAATTGTATGGGATACTGAAGTTTTCGACCAAAATTCTGACTTTGACGGAACAAGTACATTTACCGCTCCTGTTACTGGAAGATACCAATTTTCTTGTGGAGTATCTGTAGGAGATGTAGCAGCTGCACATACTTTGATGTATATAAATTTAGTTACGAGTAATAGAACATATCTTATAGGCCAATGTGATCCAGGAAATACAATGGATGCTAGCAACCAATGGGGGTATTCATTTTCTATGTTAACAGATATGGACGCATCAGATACAGCAACAGTTCAAGTGGTAGTGCAAAATAGTACAAAAGTTATCGATGTAATTACAAATGGATCTACAGATACATACTCATGGTTCTCAGGAAATTTAGAGTGTTAGGAGAATAGATGGCAAAAATTAATGCCATAAATAATAAGTCAGAAGAATTAACAATAGATCCAGGCGCAAGTGGTGACTCCTTCATTCAATTTGATATCAATACTACAGGAGAATTTAGGATAGGTGTTGATGACACAGACTCAGATAAATTTAAAATTTCACAGGGCTCAGCACTTGGAACAAATGATACATTTGAGATAACAGCCAATGGAGAAATAACAAAGGAATTAACATCAGCATTTTTGGCAACTACAAATGGATATACTAACCAAGACAATGTGACCGGAGATGGCACCGTTCATACTGTTGAATATACCACTGAATATTTTGATCAAAATGCTGACTTTGATGGAACAAGTACATTTACGGCTCCTGTAACAGGTCGATATAGAATTTGTGCAACAGTATTGTTTGATGAGGCTGGAGCAGCAACAAGCTCTTATATAGAAATTGAAGCTTCTAACAGAACATTTAGAAGTTGGCTGTGCGATCCAAGTACAGTTTCTCACGCTGCGGGTCAATTTACACCATTTATTACAGCCTTAGTTGATATGGATGCATCAGATACAGCTATTATAAAAGTTATGGCATCTGGTACCACAAAAGTTGTAGATATAGGGTTTACAAATAGGGGTATTTTTAGTGCAGTTTTAGTTTGTTAGGAGAAAAGATGGGACTTGCGGGACTTATTGTTAGCACGGTAATTGTGGGAACTTCAATTCTTATTGGTATAGGATATAAAAAGCTTTTCAAGGTAAAAGATGATCATCCAGTAGAGGAGATGTGTGAGAAAATTATCAAGGAGAGAACTGGAATAGATATAGACTTTACACCCTCATCAAAAGAAAAAGATGATAAAAAAAAACAGAAGGAAAAAAAGAATGAAGATAACAGTTAATGGAAGCGATGTTCTTGAGCTAACCGAAACACAACAAAAAGTAATTAAAAATGAAATACCATCAAGCATCTTTGAAGAAGATATTAAGCGTAGAGCTGCCTATATAATTCAACATAAGTACGACCAATGCTTTAAAAGACTAAAGCAAGAGTGGGATCCAAAGCTAGAAGCAGCTGGAATAGAGTCAATTCCTACAAATAAAGATGCATATGCAGAACTAGTGTTTCAACAACCAAGCTATAAAGATAGAGCTGCTAGGGACCTAGAATTAGATAAAGCATAAGGAAAGTATGTGGGAAGAAGAAGGAAAGAAACGCGTTTGGGAGGAAAAAACCCACTCGCTTATATGGGAATAGAAGCAAGCGACTCTCCTATTTTATTGCTATCTTATGATCGTGCTCCAACTTCTTCTGATAAAAACAATTTTCGCGTAGGAACAATTTGGCATGATAGAAGTACAGATCCTGTTGATGTATGGATGCTTGTTGCGCTAGATCCAAATTCTGCTACATGGGTAAAACTTTTAACAACCTCAATGGTGGCAACTCAGTATGATACAGATAGCGGAACAGCTATTCCATCTGTAGGTATTTTAAATATTCTTGGCTCTTCTGTATTAACTACTTCTGGAGCTGGTAATACAGTAACAACAGCCTTCACTTCAGCAACTGATGGACAAATAATTATTGGCGGGGGATCCGCGCCAGCGTGGGGAAATATTACATCTGTGGGTGGCACTATTGTCATAACAGAGACGGCTAACGGCATTAACCTGGAAGCATCTGGAACAGCAGCTCTTCTTACATTAACTGCAGACTCTGGAACAGCAACTGAAGCAGCAGGAAATATAAATATTTTGGGCGGCACAAACTTAAATACATCTGCTGTTGGTAGCACTTTATCTACCCAGTTGGATACAAATGTAGATATTTCTGGCTCACTCACATTAAGTGCGCAGGGCGCCGGTGTATTGCAAGCCAGTGCAGGAGGAGTAGTATCTTCTAGCGCAGGTGATGATGGAGAAGTTCTAATAGCTGCAACTGGAGGTGCGCCAGCATGGGCCAATATTACATCCTCAGATGGCTCTATCGCTGTAACAAATGGTCCAAATACAATTAACCTAGAGACAGGATATAGTACAACCCGATATTCATTTATGGCATTTCAGGGAACCGCATCCCCAGTTATTCTGGGAGGATCTGGATCTCCAGGCTACTATCTTGGAGATAGCTCTACTTTAGGGCAAATGCAAGAAATATTTGATGCATCTGGTGTTTTTGATCCTGGATCAGCAGGTACGCCAGCTACATTTACAGCACCTGTGAACGGAAAATATTATTTATGCCTTAAGGTTATTTTCAGAGGAGCAAATGCTTTTCCGTCTTACGAAGCAAACCATTTTTTTACTTTAAGAATGGAAACAAACAACAGGCAGTATACAAATATTACAAAACTACTCATGGAAATGCAGTCTGGAAGAAGCTATGTACAGCGAGAAATATATGTGTGTGCTGATATGGACGCAGGAGATACCGCGCAATACTTCGTAAATGTTACAACAAGTGCTACGGCTAATAATTATTTTAGAGTTCAAGATACTGCAGGTTTCAGAGATACTTGGGTATGTGGGTACTTATTATAGGAATGAGATGGCAAGAAAAATAAAAAATACTGAGTTGAGTGGCCTAAACGTATTTTCCTATTTAGGGGCTAACCCTCTTGCATCTTTTTCACTAACTACTATTGATAGAGCCCCCACCAATGATGATCAAGAAAAGTTTAATATTGGCGATATATGGATAGAAAGAGATGACCTTATAACTCCACAATTTAAGTCTGTTTGGATGTTGGCAAAAAAAGATGGAATAGTTGCTACATGGATAAGGCTTATAACGTCTTTTGATGCTACTCAATATGATACAGACAGTGGCACAGCAACTCCATCTTCAGGAATAATAGAAATTATAGGTGGAACAACAGCGTTGCTTAGTACAACTGGTTCAGGAAATACCGTCACGCTACAACTAGCGAACGGAACAGCAGGGCAGCTACTCATCGGAGATACTGGAGGAATTCCAGCATGGGCAAACCTAACCTCCACAGGTGGAACTATTACGATAACAAATGGAGCAAATACAATTAATATTGAAGCTGTGGGAGTAGGTGGTATATATATTACTGCCTTGGATGCAGATACTGGAACAGCTACCCCAATATCACAAAATATTGACTACTTAGGGGGTGCGAACATAACGACATCTGCGGCAGGCTCTACATTAACAATTGACCTAGATAATGATGTAACTATTCCTGGAACCCTTACAATTAGTCCACTAACAACTGGAGTTGTACAAACAAACGGTGGAGGCCTTGTATCATCATCTAATGGAACAGATGGGCAGCTTCTTATCAATGCTACAGGAGGGACCGCAAGTTGGGCAAATATAACATCTACGGGTGGAACTGTAACAATTGCCAACGGATCAAATACAATTGACTTAACAATTGCTGGAGGAGCACCTGTTGATAGAGTTCCATTTTTAGCTGTGCAAGCTGCTACAGCAACTGGGGTATTGGGAACTGGAGTTGGAACTTCATTAGGTGCAAATATTATATTGACCGAGATATTTGATGTTGGAAATGATGTATTTCCAGGTGATGGAGCTGGTGCAGCTGCAACATTTACAGCCCCAGAAACTGCAAAATATTTATTGACTGTTAACGTTAAGTATAGTTCATCGTTAACAACAAATTATTCAGCTTCCTTGGTGTTAAAAATTATTACAAGTAATAGAACATATGTAATGGATATAACAGCAAAAACAAGTCCAGGTTTAGAGGATATAAGAAATATATCTGTGTTTGCTGATATGGATGCAAGCGATACGGCAAGTTATTTTTTAGCTGCATCTGAAGCAAGTGGTGCGGCCATTGATATTGCAGGCGCAGCAGTGAACACTCCAGTTACATGGATATCTGGATATAAAACGAGGTGAGGAATGAGTAGAAAGGATACAAGGCTAAATGGGTTGCAGCCATTATCATATTTAGGCGTAGAGCCTCTAGCCACACCTTATTTTTTGTCAAATGATAGGGCGCCTACTACCAATGATAAATTTAACTTTCAAGTAGGAGACTTTTGGCTTAATAGAAACACCTTGAACCCTTGGACTCTTGTAAGTTTAGAAAATAATGATGCAACATGGATAAAATTAGCTACTTCATCCTCTGTGGCGTATGAGTTTGTAACAGATAGCGGAAGTGCAATTCCATCTGGAGGCATTTTAAATATAGTAGGGTCTTCGGAGCTATCTACTTCAGGTGCAACAAATGTGGTAGATGTAGATATTTCCAGCAGTAATGATGGAGAAATACTTATAGGAGCGACCGGAAGCGATCCTGCGTGGGCTAATATAACATCTACTGGGGCTACCATCACTATTACAAACGCAGCAAATAGTATAAATTTAGAGGGTCCTGGAACTGGTCAGCTGCAACAATTTACCTCAGATGCAGGAGTTGCAACACCGACAGCAGGTGTTGTTGATGTGGTAGGTGGCGCAAATATAGACACGAGTGCAGCTTCGGACACCTTAACAGTTTCTCTTTCAGATGATGTAACAATAGCGGGAACACTTACCTTATCTTATCTGGGTGCTGGCGTAGGGGCAACAAACAGCTCTGGGCTTATATCTTCAAGCACAGGGAACGATGGGCAAGTTTTAATAGGGGCAACTGGAAGCGATCCTGCATGGGCCAATATAACTTCAACCGGCGCATCTGTAACAATTACTAATGCAGCGAATAGTATTAATTTAGAAGTTGTTCCTCCTGTTGCACCAATAGACTCTGGCTTTTTGGCGGTTTTAACCGGAACACATTACTTTCAATATTTTCCTGCATTAACAAGTTTTCAGCTAGGACTAACAACAGGTGCTGTTATGACTGAAATATATGATAATAATAGTGACTTTTTTCCTGGAAACGGTACAACAACAGGAGCTACGTTCACCGCACCACAAACTGGGAAATATCATCTAACAATGAGAGTAAAATATAATGCAACCATAGCAACAACTGGTGGTGTTGGATATGTTAGAAGACTCTGGATAGCTACCACAAAATATCTTTACACCGACTATAGGGTAATTTTAAATGGAGCAACTTACCGTGATAGTAGAGATAGTATAGGAACAGTGGATGTGCTCGCAGAAATGGATATGGGAGATACCGCTACATATAGCTTTTTCTATCAAGCATTTCTATCTGGAACAGCTACAGACTATGACTGCAATATTGAGGGAGGGACAACAGCAGACATGGAAACCTACGTTAGTGGCTCTATAGTTGAATAAAATAAAAAAAAGGGTACACTGTGCGTGTACCCTTAAGCAGTGTCTCCATACCACATAAAGGAGATCAATTATCCTTTTTAGTTTTTTTTAACAACTTCGAAAGAGCCAAGAAGGAAGTTGTAGTATTTTGGTAAAGTTTCAAAGCTTCGTTTATAAACTCTTCATCGTATAATTTGTCATCAAATACTTTGGTAAAAAACTCACCAATTGGTTTCCATTTTGGATGTTGTTTATTTTCGTTTAGTTGGATGTATAAGTCAAATTTTTCTGTTTCCTCCAAATGTTTTCTGAAATAGAATATGTCGGTTACGATAGGAATATCCTTGAGTGTTTTGCATATGGTTCCCATCTCATAACGATCATATTTAGTAGGTTTATGGTAGCGTGTTATGTGGCTCATCATTACCTCCTCGCTATTTACCTTCTCTTTTTTGAACTATTTGACGCACGCGTCTTATGGCAGGTAGGAACTTTTCTTTTGGCATATCACTAAGAGTATGCAATTTCATCTTTTCTAATATCTCTTCTGCCAAGTCGGTATGTTCTCCAAGCTCATACCTAAGTTCTTCAAGCTGCTCTTTTGTTATGGTCTCTGGTGAACCTTTTTTTGGGTTGTACTTATGGTTAAGTTTTGTTCCTTTATCAAAGTTTTGCCTACTTTCATGTACCGCAGCCTCTCCATCATCATCTTCATCGGAGGCTACGACGCCTACCAATGCAGCGTAGGAATATCGGCGGAGATATGTTACGTAGCTTCCAAAGCTTTGTATATCCGCCTTTGGTGGAACTATTCTAACTCTCGACTCTATCCATTGACCTGAACTGTGACTGAGGAGTGTGTGTAGAATATTTTGTCCTACTTCGTTATGAATTATTTGTTGTGTTACTGCAAGTCCATTTTTAGCGAGAGGCGCGCGTGATGCTTTTACAATGGAGGAAAGATCTGCGTAACTAGAAGAGTAAAAAGGGTTAGTGTTATCTCTTCCTGCAATTTTGAATTCAGCCTGCGCTTTTGCAAGAGCGCTACATAATTCATGTATTTCTTCAGAACGTGTCGGAGTTGGCAATTTCGGCTCTTCTTTTTGGATGCTGTCTATCTTTTTGGAAATGGAAGCAAGAGCTTCTAATATTTTTATAAGATCGTTATTCTCCATGAATATCTCCTATGAGTTTAACTCTATCGTTAATTTCTTTTTTAATATTGGAGAGAATGTCATGTGTATCTATGTACTTATCAAGTTCTTTTCTTATTTTTTTCAGTTCACGCTTCATTTTTTTAGGATATCTTTCCTGTAAATGTTCAACAACAGAGTCAAGAAAATATTGTCTAAGCAGATCATCTTTTTTTGGCTCTAGAGAAAAGCACAAAGGAGTAATTAATAATGCAAGATATAACAGTTTCCTCATTTATTATTCACCTTTATTTTTAATTGCGTTTTGCGCCTTACATAAAGTCTTTAAGTTTTTATATATCTGTTTTAATTGCTTGTCTGTTTTCTCTGGGTTTTTCTGACGTATTCTTTCGACAATATCTTTAAGAAAAGTCTTTTCATCCTTGGACAACTTTGGCTTCTGTATCATTGGCCATATCGCAATTGGAGGACATAGTAGTAACGATAAACACAAGAGCTTTTTCATAGCATTCCTTCTGGTTAGAAAGTAAAAAGCAATATCCAACAGTAGAACATACATTAAAACACACAGCAAAAGCCTGCTAGATATTGCTTCACTTAAACTGTTTCATATGATACAGTAAAAAAAAGTAAATAACAATATAAAATTATAGAAAAAAGGATAGCATGGGAAAAGAACCAGAAAGTAGCATCTACAGGGATATACTAGACTCAGTTGATGTGTTGAGAGCGAAAGTTTGGAGAAGAATTATCGATGAAAATTTATCAATAATAGGCGCAGCTAAAAAGATAGGGATCGCAGTGGTTACTCTTAGAAACTTTTTAATACACGAGAAAGATATAAACTTACAAACGATAACAAGGATGACAAATTGGGTTGAAGAACCTAGACAAACTAAAAAATAAGAGTATCTTGTAACCAAGAAATTTTTATAAAGAATGAAAATTCAAAAGGCCTCCCGAAGGAAGCCTTATTGAAATTTTTTCGTTGAAACTGTTTCCTTGAGAACTCTAAGCTGTGCGGCCTGGATGTTTCTCATTGAAACTTTCAACGTTATAACATGATAAAGGTAGGATACTGGAAAAAGTAATATCTTGTCAAGAAGAAATTCAAAAAAAGTCGAAAACTGAAAAACCCTTAATATCTTGGCCTCTCAATTTATCGTGTAAACCAGCTATAGTTTTTGGATATTTATATAGATCTACTCCACATTCAAGTAAAAGTGGAAAAAACACATCAAGGAAGTTTTGTAACACTGGGTGTAGTAGAGGAAAGTTGGGGTCTTCTATAGCCTTGAGACATTTTTCCAAATGTATTTTAACTTCCTTAGCTAAGATGGTGGCGTTCTCCTTTCTTTCTTTAAGAACGTATTCTATGTCAAACCCATTTTCTAGATCTATATCTTCTTGGATAGGTGTAGAAATATTTCTTAGTTGCAGGGCGCAAAAAATACTTGAATGCCACCGGAGCAATTTTTCCTTCTCTAGAAATGAGGAAATAGTTTTATCGCATATAGTTCGTTTAGCGAGTGTTTTTTGTAAGCGTGTTTTTTTCATGCTAATATTTCTCCGTAAGGTAAAAAAAATACCCGCAAGCCTCAATAACTTAACGGGATATACAAATGTTCTATAATATTAGCACTGTTTTAAAAAAATACAACAAAATTCCTAGAAATAGGGCATTTCACAGAAATAAGCATGTTGTTAAGGCTGAACGAGAAATACTAAAATATCAACATGAATACGAGTTGATAGATAGCAGGGTCAAGAAAGACTTTCTTCATTTCCTAGAAACTAAAACAGATGCGTATCGAATGGTATTAAGAGCGTTGCTTATACTAACAAACTTTGGGAAAAAACTTTCTTGGTTTAGTCAAAATTCTATCGCAAAAGAAGCAGGTGTCTCGGTAAGTTCTGTTGGAAGAATGATCGGAGAGTTTATTTCTGATGGACTACTTATAAAGGCAAAGCCAAAATGGAGAACAGACACCCTGCGCCTTTCAGATATATTTAAAGCAAGTTGGATGAAGAGAAGGTTAAAAGCTTTCTTTGGTCTTATTCTATGTCTTCCAGTGTCAGCTTTATTTTCTTTTTCTAAAGAAAGGTGTCTATCTGAATATGAAAGACTATTAAAAGAAGAAAAAAATATTTACTTACGTGACTTACATGGTATTAAAAAAAAGAAACGCAAAAGACAAAAATTTGAAGCAAAAAAAAGAAAGAGTTGCAGTATGGAAATTTCTGATGAGCATATGGGGTTAATATCGCAGGTTAAGTTTGTAAAACTGACACAGCGAGGCATAACTGAGCTGGTTAAGTTTTCTGTGGAAGCATTACGTTTTGCTTTGGATCAGACTCCCTACATATCAAAGCACACGAAAAATAAATTCGCTTGGTTTTGTAAGCAATGTTGGGACTACACAAAAGCTCATGGCGAACAACTCAACCGTGTTCTTTACGATAAGTGCAAGTATGCTGCCATCAGAAATGGGACGTGGAGTGAACTTACACATGAAGAGCCTGTTATGAAAAAAATAAAAAAAGAAGAGGAGTACGATCCCTACAAAGACGAAGCATGGCGTTTAGATCTTGACCCATTCGAAGAGCTGCTCAAGGCAAAAGAAAGTGGAAAACTTAACCCAACAGGTTTAGCCTTTTTGGAGTCTTGCGGAATTATCCCAAAACCTAGAACCGTCGACAAAATGTCTACAGTTCCAGTCGTCGACAAATTGGAGACAACTCGAAGAGAAAGAGTTTCGACAACTGAAACTCGCAGTGAGCTCACAAAGACTTCACAAGAAATATGTTACACTAATGAATTTGATGAAGAAGAGGATAATGGTTTTGACCCATCACTTGACCCATTTGGAGACAAAGATGTACAATAAGCCAAGAGTAAAGGCGAGTGAAAAGTGGGAGACAAAATATGAAGTTTGTCATAAACGGAGAACCGTTTCCTCTCTCTCGAAACAAGTCCATATCTTCATCCCTTTGGGATCAAATGAAAGATAAAAAAATATATTACCGCGTCGAGCTGGAAAACCAGCGTGGAGAAATTCCTCTTTTTTCAGGGCCCATAGACATAGAGCTTAACTTCTACCTAACACCAAAACCTTCCGAGCGAGGAAAGAAATATCACATGGTAAGACCAGACCTCAGTGCTCTTATTTATTTTATAGAGCGAATAGCGCAAGGGTGTATATACAGAAAATGCTGTACCATAAACAACCTTCATGCTAAAAAAATATATGATACAAACCCTCGAACTGAAATAATAATAACCGAGAGAGTCAAATGAGTAAGTCTAGCAAGAAAGCAAAAAAACCAACAACCTTCTACGCCGATGGCGAAAAAATGTTTTTCTATCGCCAAAAGCCGCTCAATGACGCAATTATCGATGAATATGCGAAGGCTTATCTAGACTGGGGACTAAACAATGAAGATGCTCTTGTTCTTAAAGACTTTCCTATTTCTATAGGTATGTATCCCAAAAGCTTCCAGCTTCTGATGAAAAGACATGAGGGCCTTAGAGAAGCTCATCAAGTTGTTAAAGCCGCAGTAGCATCCAGAAGAGAAAAGGGAGCCATTAAGCGAAAATTTGAGCCCGGCATGATAAAGTACATGATGCCTTACTATGCTGAAGAATGGAAAGAGATAGGTGAGTGGCATGCGAAGCTTAAAGAGAAAGAGGAAGACTCTAAAAAGCAAAATATCACCGTTGTTATAGATAAAATGCCAGATACTGATAAGGTGCCAACAAAGTGAGAATACTAGGTATTGATCCAGGAACACGCGTTACGGGTTATGCTATTATAGAGGTTGAGCGTGATAGTGAACATGTAGAGCTGCTAGAGATAGGTGAGTGTAAATTAACACTTGAAGATACAATGCCTAAAAAAGTTATGCGTTTTTACAAGTTTTTTAAAAAAGCCATTCATCAAAAGCAGATAGATGTTCTAGCAATAGAAACTCCCTTTATGGGTAGAAATGCCAAAACCTTCCTCAAGTTAGGTTGCCTTAAAGGGATACTCTATCTGTTAGGCTATGAATGCACTATCTTCGAGTTCTCTCCACCAGAAGTAAAGAAGATAGTTGGAGGAAAAGGGAACCTCTCAAAAAAAGAGTTAGCTAACGAAGTGAAGAAGTATGTGCCGCTATTTGAAGTAAAAAGTACAGATGTTTCAGATGCGCTGGCTGTGGCACTCAGCGCAATGTTAACCCTCAGAATTTAGTAAAAGGAGTTGCATGAGCCCATTCGCAATATTAATATTTCTTATTTTTTGTAGTATGGCCTTAAATATCTACACTTATTTTTTAGGAAAACAAGAACGTGATGAGCGCAGCTATGAAATACAAAGGCTCAAGGATAAATACGAAGCTTTATACCGAAAAGTTATCTTAGAGCTCACCCACATCAAAAACAGAATTAAAACACTTGAAGAAGCTAAAAAACTAGGAAGGCCTAAGAAGAATGA